TGGAAAGATGGCCGTGAGGCACCTGTAAATGGGACAGATTTAAATAATTGGCCGGGCGTCACTCCGGCTCAGTTAAAAACGTGCCACAACGCGACAGTACGCACGATTGAAGATTTGGCTGAAGCAAACGCCGACACAATCAGAAAGCTGGGCATGGGCGGCGTTGCTATGGCCGAGAAGGCAAAATCATATCTTGCAGCGGCTGTGAACAACAAGGCTTCGGAAGAGGTTGCGGCTTTGCGGATTAAGGTTGATGATTTGTCTGAATCCATCAAACGGAAAGACTCTCAAATATCAGAGCTTATTGGGCGTCTGGACGAGGAGCCAAGGAAACGCGGAAGGCCACGAAAAGAGGAATAAATGTCGCTTTTAACTCTAGTCCAGAACTCATGTGATGCAATTGGCCTAACTCGCCCTACTGTCGTTATTGCTTCGACGGATCAGAATGTTAGGACTTTGCTATCGTTGGCGCAGACTGAGGGCCGAGAATTACTTGACCGTCATTCTTGGCCTGCTTCTCAGATAGAAAAAACCCACACAAGTCTGGCGGCTGAATTGCAGGGCGTTATGACGACGCTTGCGCCGGGATTTTCTTACATTACTAGCTCAACATTTTGGGACAGAACCCTAACCGAGCCGGTAACTGGGCCGTTGTCGCCAATAGAGTGGCAAGCCCTGAAGGCCCGTACAGCGACCGGACCTTATTCTAGCTACAGGATATTCGGTGGTAAGCTCTACGCTTACCCAGCACCTCCTGCGGGCAATACATGGGTGTTTGAATATCAGTCCACATATTTCTGCCAATCCAGTTCGGGGACCAATCAATCGGCATGGGCTGTTGACACAGATGTCGGCGTTCTTGATGAAAATCTTATGGAGCTTGGTCTTATCTGGCGGTTCAAGAAAAAGAACGGATTGGACTATTCTGAAGACTTTAGGTCTTATGAGCAGAAGATTGCAAACGAGATATCTCGTGCGGGTGGCAGAAGAATCCTAGATATGGCAAATGGAAGCGCCGCGATGCGCGGTGTCTACATCCCTGAAGGTAGTTGGTCGTAGAAGAAGATTAATTTTTAAAGGAATAATGTTATGGACGAATTTTTTACTCCCGAACAAAAAAAGTTTCTTAGCACTCCAGAAGGTAAGAAAATATTAGAAATTGCGCTTGAAAGAGCATCAAGTGAAGATGTCCCCGAAGACCCTGACAATTTTCAAGAACGTGAAACCGATTTCATCAGAGACGCTCTAAAAATGCAGACAGACAGCGGCGGCGCTCAACCTATGACGGTAAACCCTGAATTTGTTCCTGATACAATGGATAGTGTAAACCCAAGCATAAAAGATTCTGAGATGCCTCCTCCGGGGACTCAAGCTATGGACCCGAATATGATGCCTCCTCTGGGGACTCAAGCTATGGACCCGAATATGACGTTTGAAGAAATGGAACACCGAAAAATGTTGGCGCAGTTAATGGCAAACCAGCAGACTAGAACAGCTTAAATACTAGGACGTATCATGCTCCAACCGCTCTCAGATAACTCAAGGAAGACGAAAGTAGCGCAAAGCGCCAGTATTCCTGCCCCTGTTCGCGGTTGGAATGCCCGCGATTCTCTCGCCAACATGCCAGAGGATTACGCTATCGATTTGGAGAATATCTTTCCGAATTTAACAAGCTGTGATTTAAGGTCTGGGTTTCTGCCTCATTCTACTGGGAATGGCTCCGGCGCGGTTGAGACTTTAGTCGAATATTCGGGGCCGTCTACTCGAAAACTTCTATCAGCAGCGGGGTCGGTAATTTACGACTCTTCTGCGGCTGGTGGATCAACTTCAATTGCCACCGGGAAATCGAATGCGCGTTGGCAAACTACGATGTTTGGCACTTCAGGCGGTAATTTTCTATTTATGGTTAACGGCCAAGATGCGCCGATTTATTATAATGGATCGAGCTTCACAACCCCTACTCTAAGCGGCGTTACCGCGACTACTATTGTTAATGTTCTGACGCATCAGAGAAGGCTGTTTTTCGTCTTTAACAACAGTCTGGTATTCGGCTATCTCCCAGTCGTTTCTATAGCCGGTACTGTCGCTACGTTTGATATCGGAGGAATATGCAAAAAAGGTGGATTTATCCAAGCTATGGGTTCTTGGAGCAGGGATGGCGGTTCTGGTCCTGATGATTTATTGGCGATTATTACTAGTGAAGGCGAGTGTATTATTTATTCAGGGAACGACCCATCTAGCGCGTCGGCCTGGAACCTAGTCGGTGTCTTTAGTATTGGTAAACCTATTGGCCGTAGATGTGTCGATCAGGTTGGCGCTGATCTTATAATCACTACTCAAGACGGCGCAATCTCTTTAGCTACCTTCCTCCCTCTTGACCAGGTGGCCGGGAACAGCCATGCGATATCTGCTAATATTCAAAATAAGTTCCTAGAATCTACAAGGGCTTATTCTAGTCTTTTTGGCTGGCAGTCCATCCATTATCCCCAAGGCTCTTATTCCCTTTTCAATATCCCGAAATCTGCCACTGAGGCGGAGCAGTATGTTATGAACAGTCAGACCGGCGCGTGGTGTAAATTCACGGGACAGAACGCTGCATGTTGGGCTTTGTTCAACGGAGACTTGCATTTTGGCGCTCAAGACGGCGGCGTGATATATAAGGCAGACACAGGAACTTCCGACAATGACACAAATATAACTTGGAAAATTAGACCAGCTTTCTCTTATTATGGGTCGCGGGGTAAGCAAAAGCTATTTAGCCTTCTAAGACCACACTTCACAACAAACGGCTCTCCTCAATTTGCTGTTGATCTGAACCTTGATTTCTCAGATGTAAATCCAACAAATATTCCGACATCCCCCGTCCTAGACGCTGCAATATGGGACACGTCTAAATGGGATGAATCTGTTTGGTCCGCTGAAGTAATATCTCAAGCGTGGACAACGGTCAGAGGAATGGGCGACTGTGCGTCCCCGACAATTCGCGGTGCTAATAAATCCATCACTCTGTCATTCTCTGCCTACGATATGATTTGGCAGCAGGGGAGTGCGTTGTAATGGCAGGCCTAGATTTTGATTCCATAAAACTCCCAGATAATATGTCTGCCCAAGAGCGTGGCCTGATTGAATATCATAGAAACAATCTAAAAAATGGAACTTATCTCGACGATGAACAAGGAATGACTACTGTATTTATTACCGGAGTAACGGGACCAGATGGCCGCATATACAATATCCCCGGATATTTTGATGGTAAACGACAGACAGATGAAGACGCAAGGAAACGTGTTAGTGATAGTAACAGTTGGGAAAAATATCCGTCATATGAAACAGGCAAATCATCAAATGAAGCTGCAATAAGACTGCATGATGTGATTGATGAAGACGCCACTCTTTTCCGAAGTTTCAAATATGGGGAGCCTTTCTAAGATGATTTGGCAGCAAGGTAATGCTTTATAATGACAGAACTAGTCTTTGACCGTGATGAAGAACTAGCTTTATGGGCAGAGCAACACTACCCCGAATGTGCCCCACTTTGTCGCCCTTTAACGTCTATCGGAGTGGCCTCAAACGACGGTGATATAATGGGGGTTGCCATTTTCCACAACTATCGCCAGAATGATATTGAAATCACTTTCATAACCGCGACCCCAAGATGGGCCACGCTGGGCAATATACGGGGAATATTGAATTACCCGTTTATTCAGTTAGGCGTTAAGCGGATGACAGCTATTACTAATAAATCAAATAAAAAGGCCCGGAAGCTATTAACTGGCTTGGGCTTTATCTTGGAGGGGACTCATCCCTACGCTGCGCGTGACTGTACGGCGGCTTGCACCTATGGCTTATATGCCAAGAATGCGGAGAAATGGACTCATGGGTAAAAGAAACCCGACACCTCCCACACCACCCGATCCGGTAAAGACTGCTCAAGCGCAAGGGGCCATTAATAAAGAGACTGCTTTAACCCAGCAAAAGATAAATATGGTGAATGAATATTCGCCATACGGCTCTTCAGAATACACTAAGCGGGGAACGCCTGGCGCAGACGGAGTACAGCAATATTCCCGGACAACTACGCTAGACCCTGCCCAGCAGGCTATTGTAGACAAGCAAAATGCTGTCACTAATTCTCTAAACACCGTTGCTCAACAACAGGTTGGACGAGTTGGTGAGGCATTAAAAGACCCGTTCTCGTATGACGGGGTGCCTGCCGCTGGTGACACCTCCGGCGCACGGAGGGCTGCTGAAGAAACTTCCCGATTAGCTGGACAACAAGTAAGCTACGCCGGGCAACCGGCTGCTCCAACTGCCGGTGGCATTAATGACGCCGCTAATGTGGCGGCTAGTTCTGTTAGTTCACCATTTAATTTACAAGGTAGTGGCCCAAGCGCCGCTGGTATTTCCGGCGCAGCCGATAGAGCCGAAGCCGGAATGGCCCAACCATTTAATTATGAAGGGCTTTCCGCAGCCGCTAATACTCGCGGTGCGGAGAACGCTGTCCAGACCGCGACCGACGCTTACGGTAATCCGCTCAATTACGCTGGAGCGCCAGCAGCGCCAGAGGCCGATTCAGCGGCCCGACAGCAGGTTATTGACTCTGTTTACAATCAACAGGCTTCAAGACTTGATCCTAGATTTGCAGGCGAGCAAAGAGCAATGGAAACTAAGCTCGCTAACTCTGGCATCGCAAGGGGAACCGAAGCGTTTTCCGGGGCAATGGACGATTTCAACAGGGGCCGTAACGATGCTTATCAAGGCGCTCAAAACGCAGCAATCCAAGCTGGAGGTAGAGAGCAATCCAGACTATTCGGTTTAGGAACGTCTGCTAGACAGAACGCCATATCTGAACAGAATTATCTCCGAGATTCTGCGGGACGCGAGCAAGGCCAACTCCTTGGATACCAAAGCCAGCTTTCCGGCCTTCAGAATGACGCTAGGGGTAGGGGCGCTCAAGAGCGTATGACACAAAGAGGGATGGGAATCGACGACGCGAAAACACTCCAACAGTTAAGGAGACAAGAGTTTGATGCTTCCGGGTCTGAAAGAGACCGGTCAGTCCAAGACCAACTACTGCAAAGAGGTATGCCATTGCAGGAGCAACAACAAATCCAGCAGATGCGTGGCACAGCTTACGACGCACAGGGTCAAGACAGGTCCAGAGGCATCCAAGAGCAGATGAATATACGCAACGCTAATATCCAGGGGCAGCAGCAGGCGTATAACACTCAACAAGGCTTGTTTGGCCTTGACCAAGCTGCAAGGCAGCGCGGCATAGAGGAATCTGCTTACCTTAGAAATATGCCTCTGAACGAGACTTCCGCACTAATGTCTGGCAACCAGATCAATAACCCGCAATTTGGAGCGTATAGTCCGTCTGCGGTAGCTAACACCGATTATGCTGGCATAGTTAATAATAATTACAACGCTCAAGTAAATGCGGCAAACGCGGCAGCGGGATCGCGAAATGCTAAAACTGGTGCAATGGCTGGAATAGCCGGTGCCGCAATAACGGCGTTCTGATGAATAAGGCAATCCAATTCTCTGGTGGTAAGGACAGCATTGTTTGCTTGCATCTGTTTAAGGATGAGCCTGACATCAAAGCCATATTCACCAATACGGGGAACGCTTTTCCTCATGTTTTGGATTTCGTATCTGAGACTTGCGAAAGTTTTAGAGTTCCCCTGATTATTGCGGGGCCTGAAAAACCTGTTATTCAGTGGCATAGGGACAATGGCTTCCCTTCCGATATTGTCCCTTGGGACTCAACACCAGCTATGGCGGACGTTTCAGATAATAATTTCGGAGAGACATTAGTCCCTTACACCGATTGTTGTTCAGCAAATATCTGGCAACCAATGCACAAAGCAGTTGTGGATAATGACATAAAATACGTCATTAGGGGGTCCAAGTCCTGTGATTCCAAAGTCGGTGTTCCAGATGGATTTGTAGATGAAGGCGGGGTTTATTATCATTCACCTCTTTGGAATTGGACCGACGAGGATGTTTTTGATTATATCTCAGAACATAAGTTGTCTATCCCTGACCAGTATGAGCGGGACCATAATGATAGTTTAGATTGCTGGTGCTGCACCGCGTATATGGGTAAATCAGGTGCAGCTAGGATTTCTTACACTAAAGAAAAATACCCTGAATTGTATGACATAATTCAATCAAACCTTTCGTCAGTAAACTCTACCGTTAAAAATGCTTTAGACTATTATGCGGAGGGTTTTTAATAATGGCAGTTAATCCAGAGATGTTAAAAGTCCTTATGGGTGAGAATATGAAAGTCACCCCCATTGGATTAACAGCCTCACGTTCTGGCTCGTCCGATATCGCGGGGAAACTTATCAAACCCGCCCTTGCAGCGTTAATTTCACGGCGCAAAAAAGACGCAAAGAGAAAAGGCAAACTTGCGGATGCGTATGAGATGAATCCGAGCAGTATGAAAAGCTGGAGCGATTCCGACATGTTTGGTTTTGGTGGTGGGTATAGCCCCCAAGACATTCCTGATGATTGGGCTTAATTATGGGTTACAGTAACGTAGAATTATATAAAAAGATGGCGAAGGTTTTAGCCGCGCCAAAGTCTAATAGGGTAGCGGTGACTAAACTCAACACATCTCCCGCAACACCTTGGCAGGCTGGGGCTAGAGTAGCCGGATCAGTGTCAGAGGCCCTTCAAAAGTATTTTGCTGATAAAGAAGACAAAGCGGATAAAGCCGAAGCAATGCGGATGTTTAGAGATTATAACAAACCGCAGGCTAAGTTTGATCCAAGCAAGTACGGGCAAACCCCCGATGAACTTAGAGATACTGGATATAAAACAGTTAACTATGCCACGACCGGAGAAGGAGATTTCGGCGGTAATAATGTTTACGATGGTGACGAGCCTCTATCACGGGATCCTGAAGAAGCGAAAGCATGGCAAGCCCTCTACGAAGAGGAGGCGGGAAAAAAGCAGGATCTTTTTAACAAGGAAAATCCTTACGGAATGGCCCGTGTAAATTCCCAAAACTACGCATCTTCAGACGGCGGAACATTTCCGATTCTAAGCGACCTATTCGGCGGCAAGCCGGACCCAGAAAATATGACAGAGGGTGACAGAACCTCTGAAATGAGAATGGCTTTAATGGGGGATAGCATAGGCCGGAGAGACGCTGAGACTAAGCGCCTTCGTGCCATAAAAGCTGCTGCTCAAAAACGTGTTCAGACGGTGGGAGACGCTGATAAAGAACATCAGCAAGCTCTGGAGCTTAAACGCTCTCCCGGCTCTCCGAAAACAGGCGGGTACGCCTCACGACCAGCGTCATCTATTCAAGAGACCTTGGCAACGACTAAACTGCGCGAAAAAATAAGAAAACTTAAGGGCGAAAATAAACAAAACACCCCTGAATACAGAAAAGTTACACAAGAACTTACCGATCTTTTGAACAACATCGCACAAGACCCTACGTCGCAGGCGGCATTGGCCCAGGCGAAGAAAGGGGGGGCTGTAATCGGGGAGCAAAATACCAAAGATTTCGTCGCCGCAAGAAATGTAATAGGAAATGTTAAAGAAAT